TTATTGCCCCTGTCGATGTTCCCGCTGCCGTTACTGTTCCCGCTGCTGTTACTGTCTTAGATCCGGTTGTTCCCTTAGGGAGTCCATCTTCTGTGCCAGTTGAAGCTGCTGTTGATTCACCCATAGTTTCGACCTCCATGACTTGTTAGCTAGTTCCTTAGGATTATTAGCTAGTGTCGCAAAGTTTCGGTTTGTAATAGCCTTGATGCCTTGAATTTACAAGGTCTCAGCTATTTGTTTTTTAACTATTTATTTACTCATTGGCCTCATTTTACTCCGAGGGTTTTTTACTTTCACGGTAGTGGTAGTAGTCGTCCCTTTTCTAGGCTTTCTACTTTTAATTTTAGGCACTCCGTACCCAACCGTTTTAGGCATAAAATATCTCCCTTTATTTAATTTTTTTAAGCGCAGCGGCTCTCTTACTAGCGGCTGCTTTTAGTTTTGGGAAACCCCTAGATTTTCTCTTGGGGGTAGCAGTGGTAGTAGTAGTGGACTTGATCGCCCTCTTAACCGAAGGAGCGCCGCCGCCTGCCTGAGTAGCCTTATTTCTCATAGCCCTCTCACTTACGCGCTGGGCTATAAGCGCTTTCTCTCTCGCAGATCCCGCCACAATCGGTCTATCATTCGGTAACATAGTTGAATTTGTAGATGTTCTTTTAATAATCTTTGGCATTATATCATCCCCTTAGTTACGGCCTGATTTGCACCAGGTCCGGTAGGATTAGATAGTCTGGCTGGGCTTCCGCCTGAACTACCTGGGCCACCACTGGCACCCTGTAAGGCAATGGCTTGCTCTAATTGCTCCTGCTCTTCTGCTTTAAGCCTTGCCTGTATTTCGTCCCTATTCGGCCAATCCATAGTTTCAAGTACGGCCTTCCTATCAAGCAGTGGTCTAGGCATTTGATACATTTGCATGGCTATCATGCTCTTCTGCCAATTATTCAGCTGCAAAGAAGATCCGGGACGTATTTTAAATAAGAAATTTTTCCATACATCCTGTTTATTCTTAAAATATTTTCTTGTTTCTTTGTTCCCCCTTATCAGGCTTTTCATAAATTCAAACTTTTTATACTCTTCATTACTGCCAAAACTAAACATAGATCTGTCATCAGTCTCAAATTGAAATATCCTTGATATCATTTTCTGCCCAACTCTGTTGAGAAGAGATTCTACCGATCTTGATTTCAGCCTTATAATTGCCAGCGCTGCCGTTTGCAGGGCTTCGATTGCCACACCGGATTTTACTTCCCCGGGAGTGCTTCCTTGTACTACTTCTGTATTGCCAAGCAACTTCTCTATAGCGCCTTCTAAGTATGCTATAAGATTAAAAACACCATTTGGAAGAGGGGTCCCGGGTTCTCTTCTTAACTCTGATCCAGGTTTCTTTTTAACTTTAAGGCCGGGAATATTATCAAGGTTTTCCCATTCGTCAGGCTCCAGGGCGTTGGCATCGCCGATCCATATAGAATTCGCTGTCAGTAAACCGTTTTCAACTATAATAGCAACCAGTTTATTAAGCAGCATTTGAAGTTCTGTAAGGTCTAATATATCTCCGTCTCCCCATGCAGTATCTGGGTGCGTGTGCCAATCTAACATATCTGTGGGAAATTTTTTATCCCAATAAGGATTAGCCTGGTCTATAACTATTACCCCGCCTGCCTTTATTATATGCCTGCCTCCATCATATTTTAGCGCTTTGCCCGGTCCCCTTGTGCGATCCTTAATCCAGTATTCCCTTTCAATAGATCTTTTTATTGCCGGATCTTTATTCGTCAATGCTGACAACGAACGCACTGTCCTGCCCACAATACCGCGCACTCTTCTCGGTTGGATAGCAGCCATTACAGCGTCTGCTTCTATTTTATCATTATCATACTCGTATCTTAGCAGGGATGTGGCGCGAACTTGTTCAATTCGCACATATTCAGCCCTATCCAAATATTGAGACTGGGTTATCATTGGGTCAAAGTTTAGATTTCTAGGATCAATAAATTGAAGGGTTATATCTCCCAGCCCATTACGAAGCGAACTATCATATAGAGTATTGGTACCACCTGATCCAAATAATTCTGCATAAAACACAATATCTGTTATTACCATATCAAGAGACTGCTCAAACCATTTGGATGCTATTATATCCTGAATAGCATTTGCCACCGGCCAAAGCTGATCGTAAAAAGGAAGAACATCTATGTATGGCCTGGCGTCAGTCATTAAAGACGTTTTTCTTTCAATAGCTCTCTTTAAAAAATTAAGTACCGGGGAAACTTTATGCCTTGGCCTGTAGTCCCCCCAATGATTCTTACCACTATAAAAATCGGGAATTTTATCCCACCCCTTAGAGATCTTTGTTTCTTTAAAAGTATCCATCTCTTCATCTAATTCATCAAGATACTTTTTAAGTTCATCTGAGCCCGAAGCACCAATTTCTTCAGCTGGTCCTTTTCCCATATTTTACCTTCGTTTAGGTTTAGGAATTGATGATTTTACCTTGTCAATTTCCACTCTAAAAGAACGCTTATTGTTATCATAGCGATTTATATCCTCGCCAATAACCTTACCTGTAACAGTAAAGGTAGCTTTCTTTCCAACCCTTGCCGTTTTTAATTTATTGGCTGGCACAGATATGCTTTCTTTATAAGGTACTTCACAGACTGTGGGAGACATTTTTTTCTTGCGCTTTGTAGGTTTTGATTTTTTGGTAGCCATCGCCTTCCCCCTTAAAATTCTTCTTTATCCCATGCCGTTTGATCCTGCTCTTCCTCTGTGGGAAGTTCTTTTTCAACGGGTTTTATAACCCCTGTGGAATATTTGACCCTGTAATTCTTACTGCAAAGATTACAGCAAAATAATTGATTGAGGTTGCCTGGGTTTTCTATAAGTTTCCCGCAGTAATTACAATACAACTCGCTGGAATAACCAACTATCCTCTTATCCCACTCGGGCTCAATATCCGGGTTGTAATAATCTCCAACCTTGTAAAGCCGGTTAAGAAGTCCCATGAGATAAATGCCCATATCTTTCATGCCGAAGTCTTTAAAACACGCTGTTCTGAAGTCTTTGGCCATTTCGTCCGGCAGGCACTTTAACAGGGTTTCAGCCGCTTCGTTTAATTTTTCAAGCAGTTCCTCATTAACTTCGTCTACCGCAGCATTGGCCTTATTCCCTTCTATAATCTTCGTTTCTGCATCTGGCCTGGACTCTATAGCCTTTGACGCTTTATATACCTCGGATGCCATATCAAGGTTTTCCTGATCTTTGGCGATTTCTTGGGTAGGAATATCATCTTTAACAGGAATATCAGTTTTTTCCACCGGCATAAAACCAGAAGTAGCGACTATTTCTTTACCCGCAACTATTGAACCTAACTGGGCTTTTATGTTTGGATCGCCCGGAACTTCATCTGCGGTGGTTTTCTCTTCTATGGAGAAAATAGGATCACTTGTCGTAATGCGTTCTTCATATTCCGATTCAAGCTTCTCTATAGACTCTTTATCCTGATTTCTTTCATTTCTCGTAACTAATTTTTTTCCCATAGGATATCTCCATGGATGATCTTTATCATTGAATGACTTTTATTTGACGTTGCCTTGTCAATGGTTTGTCGCATTGTCAAAATATTGACGCTCAAAGACAAAAAAATATTATATATACATACCACACTTTTTAAAAAAAGTCAAGCGTATAATATGTATATTTTCAGATAAATTATTTATTTGTTATATTCTAAATACTTACCGCAACTCTTTTAATAGCTTTAAGCACATACTCCAGGTATATGTGTTAAAAGATGATTCTGGTAAAACTCCATCTATATGTATTTCTTTAATAAAATTATATTTATTAAACCCGGGGAAGCATTTAACAGCCATATGCAGGAAGCTTTTTGACGTCTCGTAGTCGCCCAGATTCCTATGAATCAGAGAGGCTAAAAAATTATATGTCCCTTCGCAATAATGCAAATCTTCAGACTGCCCGCCTTTATATTTTCCTGATTCGGACTCTATTAATTCAAGCCCTTCCTTAAACTTGCCAAGGTTAAGCAAATAATCTAAATATATAATCAGGGTTATATTACTAAATCTAGGAAATCTGTCATATAGATCATCAAAGCCGCCGGGCTTTTCAAGGGCCTTGTGGATATCCTGGGGAGACCCGCCCCTAACAAAATCAAAATATTCATCGTA